TATGTAAAAGTTTCAAAGACCGCGGTACGCGACCCACGGAACTGGAGAGAAGTTGCCGCCCGTATGCGATGGGAGCGCTTGAGAAAAATATTATGGAGGCGTTATGATTATATGCAGTCGATGTAAAGGAAACGGATATGTTAAAGTTAGATTCGAGGCAGAACAAGCCATTGAACAGTGTAAGGTTTGTGACTCACAAGGGGAAATCAATGAAGATAAGTACTACCACCAAACATGGACAGAGGGCACTGAAGATTCACTCGCGGTTTACTACGGACCGCCCTTGGACCCCGAATCATTCAAAAACTACACGATTTCGGGAGAGTAATCCCGTTGTAAAGTTTAAGGGTGAACCGCCCTTTTAGTTGCATTAAATCCCATATTCGATTATAATTACGATTATAATTGTTTATTTAGCCCCTGCACAGGTATCGCCTGGTGGGGGTTGAAACAGGTGCTTATGAGTGACCAAGAGATATTAAAGCAAAGAGACTTACTGGACGCGATCCTCGCATCACGGACCACGAGTCAATATGAAAGACTAGAGTCTATGAAAGTCATGGATTCAATATACTTCAAAGAAAATTTACCCGAGAATGTGGTTTTATTTCCGTTACAAAGGATAAAAAGGTATGTACACACGACTACCAGAAAGCCCAGTAAGAAAAGTTTATAAGTGTCGCCATTGCGGTGATGTCAACGTAAAATTTTACAATCCTAAACACGATAGAGCATATACTGCAGCCGAATGGGAGATTATAATGACTGATGGACGTGAAGCTTTGGAAAAAGCATTAAGAGTAGTTAGTCAAGATCCAAAAATGTTTTCATAAACGTCGTTATCTATAGATGTTTCTACCATTTTATTTTTTAAATTATTTTTTTAGTAAAGTACAAGTTACAAGGTAACAAGGTTACAAGTAGCAGAATACTTACCTTTTTTTGTAACTTCTTGTAACTTACAACTATTTACAAGTTACAATATATTTATATTTTACGAAAAAAACTCGCATTTCTAGGAAATATTTAGTAATATAAAATTAATTTGAAGAAAACATCTATTGTAAAGGTGCATTATGGAAGAAGAAAATAAAGATATATTCATACCTGAACCATTGTCAGAAGCGTTGTTTCACCCAAAGATAACACAAAAACAAAGAAAGTTTATTCTTTTACTTGTTCATTCAGAGGGTTTGAAGTCTGCATCGCAGTGTGCAATAGAAGCTGGATATAGCAAAAAGAGTGCTACTGAGCTGGCATCCAGGTTGCAGAACCCTGAGTTGTACCCTGTCGTTGCAAAAGCTATTGATTCAGAGATTAGAGCAAATGTTGATAGGTATCGGTGCACACAAGAAAGATCGTTATCTACATTAGCAAGAATCAGAGATCAGGCGTCTGCTTCAGGTAATTGGAACGCTGCTGTAGCTGCGGAGACCAGGAGAGGACAGATAGCTGGGTTGTATGTTGATAAGAAAGAAATTCTTACAGGTACAATCGACTCGATGTCGAGAGAAGAGGTAGAGAAGAAGCTACAGGACTTGAAGGAACAGTACAGTATTGAAACTACGTTTGAAGAAGTTAAAGAATTAGAAAATAAAGCTTGACTATAAAATAGAATGGGACTATATAGGTTTTAGAGCTAGTGAACTGGTAGGTTACATAAGTAACTAAGACATGCTTATGACTAACTCTCTAGTAGCCGAGCTAGTTCCCTTCGGCAAATAAAAGGAGAAAGTATGTTAGCTATAATTAGACCAGACTTGTATGAGTATCATACATTACCTATGACCGACGAATTGTTCTGGCGTAGGATAGAGAACTTGAGGCGTGCAGCGTTGACTGCTGAGAGCTTTGAGTTTAGGTTGTTGTATTATAATCAAATGATGGAACTGATGAAGAGGTGTCCATGAAGCATAAGTTTACTTACAGAGATACTTTTCAAGTACCTAAAGTTAATCTTTGTTGGAACTTCTCGCCTTCTTGGTGGGAAGGATTAGCTGTAATAGTTTTCTACTTTGGTCAGAAGATTGTATTCTGGGGATTGGCTATTTATCTTTTTATTGTTATCTTCAAGTGAAACCAGAGAGTAAATTTTGGAACTCCATTAAACAGAATATGTCTGATGTTCATTGGACTCGTATCGAAAGTTGGGCACTGCCTGGCGTGCCAGACTGCTATGGTTGTAAAGATGGTGTAATGTTCTGGTTGGAACTTAAAACGTCAACAAAAGTCAACAAAGCAAAGTTGAGCCCCTTTCAAAAATCGTGGCATTTTAGCCATGCAAGACAAGGCGGAAGAAGTTTTATTATGCATCAGATCCTCGGAGAGAGGCTGATCTGTATCTTTTCGTCCTCCATTGTCCCCTCCATTGGCGCATTGTCCCCCAAACACGCTAGTAAATGCTGGGCCCTGCCAGCGTCCCCCGCAGCGTGGGCTGAGATGCAGGACTACATTCTCCATTCCCCATTGCAGAAACCCGCCCTTCCCGAAGCATAGTACCAGGACTGGCGCATGCAGCAGGAACCAGGATGCCGAGCTGGTCGTACGCATTTCCATTGCCCATCGGCAGAAACCCTGTTACCATAGTCATCTTCAGGTGCTGCACCTGCAGCCAGGAACCTGAGCTGGTAGCCGTCTGCATTTCCATTGCATTGCCTGTCCACGACCCTTGGCACTATAGTAGTTACAGGACTGGCGTCACCCGCGTGGCAGGAAGATCTCGTGGATAAATTATGATTCTGCTCTTGACTATCTAATAAGATGGGACTATATAAGTACCTGTGGCTACCGAATCCGTTTAGAAGTTTTGCAAACGGCCACATTATAGAAAGGAACAAGATGGAGACTGTAACAGTAATAAAGAAAGAACCCACCTGCGCTGAGCTGGTAGAAGAACAGTGGCGGGAGAGGCAGGAAGACCTGAAAGACCCTGAGTATGAGGCGCTCGGATTTGACTACGTAGCGCCGCATACGTGGGACAACCAACCAGAGGGCTACTGGCGTTGGCAGTTCAGCTGGGGCGGGCCCAGCGACGAGCTGCGCGGCTACGTTAACGAACACCGCGAACTACATCGCTTGGAATACTGGTACCTAGACTGGGGCGACGGCGCACATGTGCTGGTGGACCAGGACGCTGAAGCCTGGACTCAGATGCAGGAGATGATTGATTGATGCTACATTTTCTCTTCGCTACATTGGTCGTCTACATCGTCTTCCTGGCGCTGCTCCCGCAGCAGGTAGCTGCGCTAACGCTTCTGCTGGGAACCAGTCTGGTAACTCTGGTGGGAAAGATAGACTGGACAACGATCCCATACCAACCATGACGCTGCATCTCCATTCCATCGCGGCAGCGGATCCTGGTACTATAGTAGTAGTACAGAAGCTGCAGGTACGGGAGTTGAAGTTCGTGTGGAAAAAAATAAAAAAAGATTTGACAAGTAGAATAACATGGGATATAAAGGGAGTATTAACTAGAAAGACGAAAGGATAATAAAATGTCAAAAGCTGTTAATATAATAGAAGTACTAGAGAAGGCACAACAAAGCCCCGCTAGTGTAAGTAAAAGAAATAAACAAGCTATCGTTGACGCTTATGGTCGAGCGTTAACAATGCAGAAAGTTCTAGCAGACTTTATTAAAGTCAATAGACAACTGATGATAGATTTGTCTATGAGCGAAAATGCAAACCTATTGCATGGAAGGGATTACTCACTTCATGTTTCACAAAAACTCGGTGCTAAGATTGACACGCAGTTGGTCAAGGAGAAACTCGGCGAGATTGCGTATCATCAATGCAAAGTGCCAACGCAGTATAAACAGATACAGGCTATGCCTTTATCGGAAACAACAGTTTCAAGAAACAAAAAAGCTACGATAGACGAAGTAGCAGACTTCAGAATTTCCGCATAGTTCCAATTATGCCTACGCGGAAAACTAATTGTCAACTTTAGTTCAGTCGACAATACAGGGGCGATACCTACTCGCCCCTTCTACATTTCCATTGCATTGCAGTTCTGGTCGCCTTACCTAGTAATAGTAACAGAAGTACAGCACGGGGGGTGGGAGTTGGTCGGTTGTCAAGTCAAAAGTTATCCACAAGAAAAAAATAAAGTTGTTGAGTATAGAATAAAATGGGAGTAAGAAGATAAGTAGAAAGGAGAAATCAAAATGCCAGATAATGATTTAGACAGACGTTTAGCAGTAGTAGAGCAGACTTTTGGTTTAAGACCAAGAGATAATAGTTCAGTTACTACTCCTAACCCTAATGATGTTAGAGCAACTCATGTTGACAACATTAATTGGAAAGCTTTGTACAAAGTTTTAGAAAGTGAAGTCGAAACGATTGTTCTTGATCCTCATGCACCTCAGTACGTTAAAGATTGGGGAACTAAGATCATGCAACGATTGGCACAGTATATAACAAGATGAAGATAGTATTACCTTTAATATTAATTTGTATTGCTATGCAGATCTTGATTATATTTACCGACTTACCACACTAACAGTTTCCTCGAGGACTGGCAAAAGGCAGGGTACTCCCTGCCTTTTTTTATGTCTTATCACCAGCAAACCAGGATGCAGCTACCATCTCTTCCAGGCTGCACCAGCTTCTCCAGGATGCTGCAGCCCTGACTCACCTGACACCTCACACAACATCTAGGTACTTACAACCAACCTCAAACTAGATCTAGTAATCTTCGCACCCCCGACACCCCTTTTCGCCCGTCAGTCGTGGGGTTTATCCTAGTGCTTGAGTTTTACACAAACACAAACTATGATATAACTTTTTTATGAAAAAATCTGAAATCCCAACAGAAGTCCTAAAATACGAATTAAGGAAAATGCAAATCAAAATGGCGGAGGAGTCCCGTTCCACCTTTCTTACTTTTGTAAAAAAAGTTTGGCCAGAATTTATTGCAGGTTCACATCATAAAATTATTGCAAAAAAATTTGAAGACATTTCACGTGGAAAGATAAAACGATTAATTGTCAATATGCCACCTAGACATACAAAGTCAGAGTTTGCTTCACATTTGTTTCCTGCATGGATGCTTGGACAAAAACCAAAATTAAAGATAATACAAACTACACACACGGCAGAATTGTCGTATAACTTTGGTAGGAAAGTGAGGAACCTATTTGATCAACAAGATTTCAAAGATGTATTCCCGACTGTCAGCTTATCTCAAGACTCAAAGGCTGCGGGGCGTTTTACAACTAACGATGGTGGAGAGTATTTTGCTGCTGGTGTGGGCGGTGCTATTACTGGTCGTGGTGCCGATCTTCTTATTATTGATGATCCTCATTCAGAGCAAGACGCTCTCTCACAAACAGCCATGGACAACGCCTATGAATGGTACACCTCTGGACCTAGACAACGTTTACAACCTGGCGGTGCTATTGTTGTAGTTATGACTCGTTGGTCTACAAAAGACCTAACAGGTAAGTTAATAAATGCACAAACGAATGAAAATTCTGATCAATGGGAAATTGTAGAGTTTCCTGCGGTTTTGAATGACGAACCCCTATGGCCACAATTTTGGAAACTAGATGAATTAAAGGGTGTCAAAGCATCTTTGTCAGAACAAAAATGGCAGGCACAATGGCAACAAGCTCCTACATCTGAAGAAGGTTCAATCATTAAAAGAGATTGGTGGCAAGTATGGCCAAAAGAACAAATACCACAATTAGCTCATGTCATACAAAGTTATGATACAGCTTTCAGTAAAAAAGAAACAGCAGACTTTAGTGCAATAACAACGTGGGGTGTATTTAAACCCGTGGAACACGGACCATTTCACATTATCCTTCTTGCGATGCGCAAGGGACGTTGGGATTTTCCTGAGCTTAAACAAATAGCTTTGGACGAATATAAATACTGGGAACCCGAAACAATCTTGATAGAAGCGAAAGCATCTGGTATGCCCTTAACACAGGAGCTACGTCAGCTAGGAATTCCTGTAGTAACTTATACGCCCAGTAAGGGCAATGATAAGCATGTACGTGTCAACTCCGTGGCTCCTATTTTTGAAGCGGGACAGGTATGGTGTACCGAGGACCGTTGGGCAGAAGAAGTGATTGAAGAATGCGCGGCTTTCCCTTATGGTGATCATGACGATTTAGTCGACTCAACAACACAAGCGTTGTTGCGTTTCCGTCAAGGAAACTTCATACAATTAGATTCAGACTACAGAGACGAACCACGTCTCGTTGTCGGCATGCAGGAGTATTATTAATGGTTGCAAAAGCATCAAAAGGAATAATTGATTATTTTATAGGTCCACCAAAACCTAAACCTGATGTTCCAGGAGTTATAACTGGAGCTCAGTTAGTAGAAAATCTTGGTACTTCTGATGATAATGTAATTTTAAATACTCTTTCAAATAAATTTTTACGAGACATTGAATTAAAAGAAGCCGCAAAAAATAAAGTAAAACCTGAAACTAATTTTACTTTAGATGAAGTTCCTAATAGTTCTAAAGTTATTGATCCTAATACAGGGGAAGTAAAAATATTAGTTGGTAACAAAGCTTATCCTATTGATCAAGTTGCAATGAATAAGTATGCAACTGGAAAATACTTTACGTTAAAAGAAAGCCCTTATTTGAGTGCAGGAGATCTTACAAACTTAGGTGTAAAATTTTCTAATAATCAAGACGTTAAAAATATAATGGATGATTATATAGCAGGTATTATTAGCAAAGGAAAAGCTGGACAAGAATTAAGCAAAATAGAAGGTATACCTAATTTTATAAACAACAAAGGCGATTTATTAAGACCAAAGACAAAATTTGATCCTTTTGTAGACGGGTATATTTCAACGATGAAAGAAACACCAGAGGTTGTTTCTTTTCATAAATTTATAAATAAGGATTCAAGCAATAGAGGGATAGCTTTTGATAAAGTAAATCAAACTTTGAAGACAGTAAAACTTTTAGAAAATGAAGCTTTTAATAAAATAAAATTTCCTGATGGAACAACAATGAAAGATCAACCTGTTGGTACAAGAATGTATAATGCTTATATATTAGGAGGAGGGTCAACGACTAATCCTAATGAATATTCTAAATTTATTAAAAAATATGTAAAACCTTATTACTCTTTTAAAAATCCTGATGCAGAAATTATACCAGATTTTAAAAAAAACTGGAGATCAGCAACCACGGAGAGTGGATTAAAATATGATATTAGAAAAGGCGAAAGAAGTTATCAAATTCCTGATGAATACAAACCTTATTTTAATCAAGTAAAAGAACAAATATATTCTTTTATTCCTGAAGGACAACGTGCACCCGTTGGCTCAACTTTTCAAAATCAATTAGCAAGAATGATAGGATATGCTAAAGAACAAGGAACTGATCCAAATGAAATTATTAAAGTTATTCAAGGAATAGATGCAAAAGGTTTTGCTGATATATTTGCACGAAAAAGGTCTTTAGAAGATAATATAAAATTTCTTCGTGAGCAAGCGATGAGTAGTTCTTTAAAAAGAACAAACCCTGAATTATTTGTAGATAAAACTAGAAAAGAAGGAGACTTCGATATTGGCTTAATTGAGTTATCTCATATTGAAGATGTTGCACAAAACTGGAGAGCTGCTTTTGATATAAATAATATTTTTTTAGCACCAGGTAAATTTAACAGAGATCAATTGTTAATTGATAGATCTATTAAAAAACAATTAAATGCTTTTTCTAAAGCAAAAACAATTAGTGAGAAAAAAGCTGTTATCAAAGAATTAAGAAAAATAGAGCAGCAGCTTATAGATAAAAATCTTATATCTAAATTTGGAGATAGATATTTTGGAGTAAATAAGGATTCTGCAATAGAGGCTAATTTATTAAAGAATGTAGAAGAAGCTGTAGACTTTACTAGATATTTAGCAGATGGGGGTTTAGTTTCTTTTGAAGAAGTGCTAGAATATGATAATGGCTGAAGAAGATAATATTTTTGAATCCGAAGGACTAGATCTTGCAAGAGAACGTGAACAATATGTTATTGATACTCTTAGTAAAATAATTCCTGATGCTGCTAGTTGGGCCACAGAAGAACTTATATTTCCTTTACTTACTCCAACAATGTTGTTTTCATACGCAATGGATCTTGTAAATGAAAAAACTCCAACTTCTAGAACAATAAATAATTTTGTTGATGCTTTAGGAAAAGAACAATACGCAGCAGGCACAGGACCGATAGAGGCGGGAGTATATGATGCTACTTCTTTGTTAACAGGTACTCTTGGTGGAGGTATTGTATATGAAGCTGCTCTTGATAAAATAAAAGCATCACAACCTAAAGTATATGAAAAACTAACAAGAGCGTTTCCTTATTGGGTGGACCATGTTCATAATAACGCTCCAGGAATAATAAAAAATGCTAAAGGAGTAACTGTAGGAGATAAAGCTATAAACTTAGCTAAAGGATTTGGTAGGCAAATTAAACACATGATGCCATATAATATTCCAAATCCCACTCGTTTTAGAATAGGTGCTAATCTTGCAAAAATAGGCGTTGCAGGAACTGGTGCTGGATTTATATCTAATCTTTTATCAAGTAAACCCACTGGTGGAGAAGGAGAGCTGTCAGATCAACCTTTTACTCGTCTTACAAATTATATAGCTGATAGTTTTACTAATAATTCAGGTTTTAAAATAGAACCTAATGAACTGGTTGTTGATATGGAAAATTATAGAGTAAGTTTAGGACCAGAAGCTGCGGCAAGATTTGAGGATCAGTTTCCAGGTGTAAATAAACCTGTGGTAGATAAGTATCAAACTATAGAAATAATGGATAGGATAGGAGCACTTCCAATAAATGTTTATGAAGAACCAGAAAAAATAATTCAAGGAATGCAAGATGAAGCTGAAGAGAGAAATAAAGAAAAAGAACGTATTGAAAATTTACCACAAGATTTAAAAAATCGAGAAGTATTAAAGGACCTAGCAGAATTTTTTGTTAATACTAAACCTGTAAAAGATGCTAAATCTGTAAAAAATTATGTAGCGGGCATACCTAGTGATATTGCTGAATCAAGAGTTGGACAATCAATTGCAAGTGCTTACCGATATGCTAAAGGAATAAAAGAAGAGCCTTATGATATGATTACAATGACTCCTGAATATATAGCAGAGGATGCAAAAGACAAAGCAGAGAACGAACAATACATGGCAGAAAGAATGAATCAAACTTTACAGCCAGCACCTTTTATTGATAAAATGGCCATGGGAGGTGAGCCAGGACTGGATACCAATATATTTGACATACTACAAGCAAATGACCTCGATCAAGAATTTAAAAGTAATGATGTTTTTGAAGAAGCAAGAAAAAAAGGTTACGAAGAAACAGAAGTGGCTATGGGTGGTTCGTTGTTTGGTAAAGCTCCTATTTGGGCCGTGGGCGACGTACCAAAACCAAAGATAGGCACACAGGATTTAACCAAAGGAGAAAAAACACTTCTTGATAATTTATCAAAGAAAATTTTAGATGATACCGATGAATCAATTATAGACTCACCAGAGATAAATGAATCAATGTTTTACTCGGGCCTCGAAGCACGGCTCATGGACCCCAACACACCAAAGACATTTAACAGTGTAGAAGACTTTTATAAATTTTTACAGAACAAACAAATTTCTAAAAAAGAAATAGAGGATAATATCCTCGAGAACTATCTAGCTATTGCTACAAAAAATAAAACACCATTAGTAAAAGAAGACATGTTGAACATTGTGCGTCAAGCACCTATGCGTAAAGTAGAATCTATTATTTATGGAAATGCAAATTATGGTGGTGAGAAGAATGCTATTTACACCAGTTATAAAGAGAGTGGTGAGATACCAGGAAGCTATAGAGAATCTGTATTATATGTTGATCCAAAACATATACCACAAGATCCTGATAGTTTACCTCGATCATCACATGATTTTACTGAGAGGTACGTGATCGGTTGGTCGCGGAAAACGGACCGTAATGCAACATTACCTGTAGAGAAAACAAAACAAGGAATCGCAGCTACTGTTGATCCTGCTATGATAAGAACACTCAAGCGTAATCAACAAAAGTTAAAAAATCAGTTAGCAGGCCTAGAAGCATCAGCGTATGAAAAAATGCGAAGAGAATTAGGAGGTGATTTAACACCAACTGACGAGATGAATGCAAGAATGATTCGAGAAACTATTGATTCAAGAATGGCATTTTTAGAAGAGATTGATATGCCACTTGCTAATCAGATACGACAATTCAGAAGTAAGATACAAGACGACAGTGTTAGGTTGGGTGAAATGGAAGCCGCAACAAAAGGAAAGAAAGTTGTGGTAACGTTTGCTGATGAGATACAATCGGATATTTTACAACAAGCAAAAGAACTAGAAAATGAGTTACGTCAACAGTTAGGTTCTATTCTTGATTTACCTGTAGAGAGAAGAGCAGGCGCTCTTGCTCAAGAACGTACACGGTATTCAGGTAGTGCAAGAAATGTAGAGCCTGAAGTATTAGATTTTTATTCAAAAAATGAAACTATCTTTAGACCAATGTTTAACACAGCAGAAGAAATGCAAAGTTTTGTTGATGAGTTTCAAAAGAACAAAGTAGCGATTGATGTGGTGGCAAAAGGTGGACCTGCTCCAAGTGATGAAGCTATCAAAGCAATGAACATCGCTATTGCGAAAGAAAAGAAAATGTTGGAAGATTTAAACATTGGACTGAGTGAAGGTGCAATGAAACAATTATTCCCGAATGTACCATTTAAAAACAGAGAAGAATGGGGCGATATATTAGTCAAAAGAGATCTAGCAGAGGCGGCTCAACGATTGTTTATGGACAAAGTAGATGGCGCTGCAGAATGGTACGCTGTATCTCCTGCTGATCTTATAAAAAACCGTTATGCAAGTGCTGGTTTAAATAAAGGGGGCACAAATACTCCTTTAGCGGAAAGACAGGCAGCAAAAGAACGAGGCGTAAAATTAAAAGGTATCGGCGTTGAAGAGTTTTATGGAGGACCAAATAGCGTTGATACTAAAGGTAAACACTATACGTCAAGTTTAGAAAAGTCACTAAAACGTGCGGCTAAAGAAAATAACTCTGAGTTTAAGATTATTGAGGTCGACGGTGTGGGTAAAGTTTTTGCTATAAAATTAACACCAGAGATGCTACTACCACATAAAACTCATAGAAAAGACGGAGGAATGGTGTATACTCCAGAAATAATTGATATATTTGAGGCAGCATAATGGCAGTAGAAAAACCAATAGGATTTATACCAGAACAAGAACAAGCTATCGAACAAATGGTAGAGATAGAAGGCAATGCGTTTGCTGATGATCTAGCACCTAATGTTGAAATGATGGAAGACGGCTCTGCTCTTATTGGTGAGCAAGAACAAGTTGTTACACCATCTTTTGATATGAACATTGCAGAGGTTTTAGATGAAGATACTCTTAGCCTTATATCTAGTGAGTTACGTCAAGCATTTGAAGATGATAAAGCATCAAGGAAAGATTGGGAAGAAACATATAAAAAAGGATTAGATCTTCTTGGATTTAAATACACAGAAAGATCACAACCTTTTCAAGGTGCGAGTTCCGTGACACATCCTATGTTGTCCGAAGCAATTACACAATTTCAAGCACAAGCGTATAAAGAATTATTACCAAGTGGTGGCCCTGTAAACACACAGATTTTGGGAAACACTTCAACACAAAAAGAAGAACAAGCTCAACGTATTAAAGATTTCATGAACTATCAGATTACGTATGAGATGGAAGAATATGATCCCGATATGGATTCATTATTATTTTATCTACCACTATCGGGTTCTGCTTTTAAAAAAGTTTACTATGATGATGGAATGGGAAGAGCTGTATCTAAATTTGTACCAAGTGATGATTTGTATGTACCTTATCAAACAACAGACTTTCCTTCTTGCGAAAGAATAACTCACGTTATTAGAAGAACAAAAAATGATATAACAAAAATGCAAGTAGCTGGAATGTACAGAGATGTAAATCTATCTGTTATTGATAATGAAACAGCACTGCAAGAAAAAGAAGCAACCCTATCTGGTATTAAAAAAAGTTATCATGATGAGGACTATCAATTATTAGAAATGCACGTAGATTTAAATATTGAAGGTATTGACAGTGAAGATGGAATTAAAGTTCCTTATATTGTTACTATTGATGAAGGGTCTTCTAACATTTTATCTATTTACAGAAACTACGAAGCAGAAGACGATAGAAAAAGAAAACGTCAGTATTTTGTTCATTATAAATTTTTACCTGGTTTTAGTTTTTATGGCTTTGGTCTTATTCACATGCTGGGTGGTTTATCAAGAACGGCAACTGCTGCACTTAGACAATTACTGGATGCAGGAACATTATCTAACTTACCCGCTGGTTTTAAAGCTAGAGGACTTAGAGTTGCAGATGATGATACTCCTTTACAGCCAGGAGAGTTTAGAGATGTAGATGCACCAGGTGGTAGTTTACGTGAAGGTTTAGTGCCTTTACCATACAAAGAACCAAGTGGTACATTATTTCAACTACTAGGTTTTTGTGTAGAAGCAGGATCTAGATTCGCTGCTGTCGCTGATCAAAAAGTAGGAGATGCAGCTCAAGCAGGAGCACCTGTTGGAACAACAATGGCGTTAATGGAACGTGGTGCGCGAGTCATGAGTGCTATACACAAGAGACTACACTACGCACAAAAAATAGAATTTAAGTTATTAGCTAAGATTTTTGCAGAATCTTTAGATCCACAGTATCCGTATGAAGTTGGTACTGATCAAATACAAGGTTTAAAACAATCTGATTTTTCACCTGAAATTGATATTATTCCTGTATCTGATCCAAATATCTTTTCTATGGCACAACGTGTTACGTTGGCACAAACACAATTACAATTAGCTCAAGCTGACCCTGCTGCACATAATATGTATGAAGCATATAGAAGAATGTATCAAGCTTTAGGTGTAAAAGATATTGATGTACTTTTACCTGTTCCTTCAGAACCTCAACCAATGGACCCTGGAACGGAAAATGGAGCAGCCTTAACGGGGCAATCACTTGTAGCATTTAGAGGACAAAATCATAATGCTCACCTTGATGCTCATAGAGCGTTAATGTCGTCATTTTTAGTAAAAACTAATCCTCAAGTCATGGCTATTTTACAAGCTCATATCATGGATCATGTTAGTATTCAGGCAAGGGAAGAAGTTGAGGAAGAATCTAAACCTGAAATAGAACAAATAACAGCTCAATATGGTGGTCAACTACCAGAAGAGTTACAATTACAAGTTCAAGAACGTATTGAAAGTCAAGTTGCAGAAAAAATAGCAGAAATGACAGATGAAATGGTTCAAGAAGAGGCTGAAGTGGTACAAGAAATGAATGAAGATCCACTTGTAGGGCTAAAACAACAAGAAATTAACCTTAGAGCACAAGATATACAAAGAAAAGCAATGCTTGATGAGGCTCAAGTAGGTATTGATGAGAAAAAACTACGTCAAACAGCTAAAATAGCGCAAGATAGAATAGATTCACAAGAAGATATCGCACAATTACGTGCAAATGTTAATTTATCTAAACAAAATCAAAATAATGCAAAACGCAACAGATAAATTACAGGAATATTTTAACGAGTTGATGAATTTTTCCGACACAGCAGTTACAAGTCAGGAAGAACAGATACTTTTAGCGGGTGCAATGATGGGTGTAGCAAAAATGCTGTACCATAACAATCTTACCGAGCAAGAATATGATAAAATTATGAATCATAATGGAAGAGACTTGCTAAATCTTATAAAACCCACTATACATTAACTATTATGAGCACAGTAGAAAAAGTAACAGACACTCTTGGTAAAATTAAAGCAATGTTATCAGAGAGTGGAGAGTTTCAAGGTAGAGATAGAATAACGTCAGCAAAACAACTTAGTGAGATGTTAAAAAGAAGATATGATGCGATGCCCGAAGACGATAAAAAAACTTTAAAGAAAAGAGTAAACAGTAGTTTAGCAAATCTTAAAAATATTTTAAAAAAACCTGACAAACCTAATCTTAAAAATAGAGCTAAAGGTGGTTCAATAAGCAAATTAAAAGCAGGTGGATTTCCTGATCTATCAGGCGATGGTAAAATTACAAAAAAAGATGTTCTCATGGGCCGTGGTGTTGTTAAAAAACAAAGAGGCGGAGAAGTAAATGGTTTAAAAAAAATGGGCATGAAAGTAGGTGGTCTAGCAGGTAGACTGGCTCAACGTGGCTATGGAAAGGCAAGAAGATGAAGTTTAAAAATGCAAAAATGACAAAAGTTCCTAGTAAAAACCCTTTTCCAAATCCTGTTGTGGCATCAGATGCTGCAGTGACTTTTTCTCCTTTTGTTGTGAAAAAGAATAAAGGAGCTGGACCTAAAGGACAAACTAGCAACATGCAAATTAAAAAAGTAGCATTTAAAGGCGTAAAATAGTATAATCCTCAACTTAACAAAGGAGGTTTTATGAACCTATTAAAAGATCTATGGTCACACATTAAAGAGTGGAGTG